CTTCATGATGCCGCCGAAGTCCTGGGCAAGCGAGCCCTGGTAGGCGAAGGCGTACCGGCGGGCCTCTGCGTCCATGAGCGTGAAGCCCACGGCTGCATCGAGGATGGGCACGGTCACCTGGCCGATGACCTGACCGACCCGGGGGATGTTCCGGCTGGAGCCGTTGACGAAGTTGCCCGTGCCCTTGATGTCGCGGGTGCGGTATACGACGTTCAGGGCGCCGGGGTTGATGTCCGTCAAGACGGACTGCTCGGAGAACTGGGAATCGTACAGTACCTCCGGGTATTTTACGTCCTCGAACTCGGCCTGGACCTGGTCAAACTGGCTGACGACGAGCTCGGTGGCGGTTACGGTGGAGCTTCCGCCGGTAGTAAATCCGTATGCCATTGCTTTTCTCCTCCTTCCGCTCTCTTAACCGAGCTCGATTGCGAATACACCGCCAGCTGCAGCGGAGCTGATGACCTTAGCGGTCGTGATTGCTACAGAGTAGCCGGCAGCCTCGGAACCAGCCAGAGCGGCCGGAGCAAACTCACCTGCGCGGTACAGCCCGTCGGTCCCGGCCTTGACGACCCAGTTGACGGACGCGGTTGCCTTGTCGACAGCCACGACAGCCTTGACCCAGATGCGGCCACCGGCTCGACCTGGGCGAACGACCCGGCAGGTGCGGCCATCTTCCCAGCCCGGTACGCCGTTGGCGTCAGACTGCATGTTCTCGTCGAACACGACCACACCCGCGAAGTCGGCTATGGCCAGGTTCTCGTCATTGGGCAGCTGCGCGAGCTGACCCGGGAGCTGGAACTGACCAAGCCCTGCAGCGTTGGCTACGAGCTGAACGCCGGCTCCGGCAAATACCCCGGTCTTGACCAGGTAGCTGTCCACCAGGTCATTGTCACTTGCGAAGCACAGTTCGCCCACGACCCCGAGTCCCGGCTGGTCGGTCACGACGGTCTGGATCGAGCCGTTCTGGGAGCCGCGGAAGCCGGTGTTGAAAGGTCCGTAAATTGCTATTGCCATTTCACATCCTCCTTATATATTCTCTGTTCGAGTTGCTTACTGCTTTTTGCCACCCCACATCTTGGAGACGCGATTCTGAAGGATCTGGCTCACGCCCTTCTCATCCTTATTCTGGAACAGGGCTGCGCCAGCCACCGATTTCTTGTTCTCGACCCGCTTGGACCGGTTGGCTATCGCCATCTGGTGGTGAACGCGGAAGGCGCCCTTGATCTCCCCGGGGCTCATGTTCTCGACGTTCATGCCGATGGCGTTGAGCACGGTGGACTGAAGCTCGGAGCCGCGCAGCTTGTGGAGGCCGGTGTTGCCCAGGCGCTCGAAGCCGTTCTTGAACTCCTCGGCCTTCTTCTCGTCTTCCATGCACGCGGCTGCGTTCTCGATGATCTCGTCCGCGTCTGCCGATTCGGCTGCCATCTCCATGGCCTGATGCTCGATGGCCTCTTCGGACAGGAGCTCGTCCAGCTTCTCCTTGTAGACGGACAGCTCGCCCTTGCTCTCGTCTGCCTCTGCCTGGAGCTTGGCGATCTCGGCGTTCAGCTCCTCGACCTGGGAGATGAGCTCGTCAACCTTCTTGCCGCTGGTGACCTTCTCTTCTCCGACCTTGGCTTCGGCGGCGGTCTGCTCTGCTTCGAGGGCTGATGCGGTTTCCTCATCGACATTTACGAACTTGCCCGTGTTGGCGAGCTTGATTCTGATCATCGTTATTCCTCCTTCATTATCTTTGGTTTCGGGCTTCTTATTGATGATACGGACATCCACACCGGCGCGCCCCGTTCCCGGGGGAAGCACCGCTATGTGGTTATAAATGAGATTGGTCTGGAGCAGGTGAAACTCCTGGCCGTTCCAGGTGCCTGGGGCATAGACGCTCTCGGCGTGGTATGCGGAGGACAGCTCGCCCAGCTCGCGGGACTTGACCTTCTCGATCGTCTCTGGATCTGTTATCAGAAGGTCAACTTCCTGGTATTGCCCGGCTATACAGGCTTTACCAGCGGCTGAGCCCTTGCTGACCTCGGCTGCGTTGTCGGTGCTGACCCAGATGTGATCCGGCGCGGTGACCCTGGCGCCCTCCAGACTGCGCAGCGTCTCGCCGGAGGAGAGTGCATCCATACCGACGAGCATATAGATGGGCTCGACGCCGTCAAGCTCCGGGGGCAGTTCCGACAGTTCATGCCTCATGTACGGCATGACCCCCTCCTTGAGGGGGCGGGCCTTCACTCTCAAAAAGCCGTCGGGAGTCTCCTCCCACACTGTGGGGAACTCCGCGGCCGTCGTGAACTGGTTGGTGATGAGGGTCATTATTTTATAATCTCTTTGTAGCCATTCGGGCCGATAATTTCCACTCTTTGTTTACCGGAGGCAATCTCACCCTTAGCCAACTCCTGGCAGCTGCTCAACGAGCCTCTGAATACTGCACCGCCGATCTGAGCTCCGGCCACTCTTTGCCATGAGTACAGCACATAAACTTCGGCATTCTGAGTCCTGTTACTGATCTCCCTCTCCGCCTTAGCTCGGCCGTTGAGGAAGGACTGGGAATTGGTATAATCTCCCACAACAAGAATGACCCGGTAACTACCGGGGCCGTGCTTTTTGGTCAGATGCTGAATGATGTCAGCATCGGTCGTTCCGGCTGCATCCTTGGGAACAAAGTCGGTCATCATCTCACCATTTTGGAGAATCTGACCCGTATGCCCTTGTATTTATCGGCCATCCTAGTTTTTCTCCACACACACGCGAGGTGTGACCGAGTTGTCGGATGCACTGTACTTGCCGAATACGAGGTTGTCCACACCGGCTTCGACCGGGAGGTTGTACTCGCCCGTGGAGGGGATCCCGGTGCCGCGTGCGTTGGCTCCGAGCCGGCGCTCAAGGGTGACCGCGGTGGTATCGGTGGTCGAGGTCAGGGACTTCCAGTTGACCATGGTCGTGGCCGACACGTCAAAGGTCGCCACCCCGGTTTTGCCGGCTGCAATGTTCTTGCACTCGGATTTGGCCGCCTTGGGGACGGTCAGCGGGACGTTGACCTTGCCGACGGCCGGGGCGGTACCGCCCGCGGTGCCAGCGATGGCGAAACCAGTGAGAGCAACCAGAAGTGCAAGCGTGATGCCGAATACGTTTTTCATTGAGCTGTCTCCCCTTGGAAATAGAAAAAGACGGCGAGCCATCGGGGCAATGATACCCCAGGGCAGACCGTCTTCCTCTAATCCTTTTGAGTTAAATTGTAATGGGACACTATCATTATAAACAACATGGATGTGAAAGTAAACGCTTATTTTTGATTTGGCAAAAGTTTTTCGTTGAACACGTACACGATCCGGGTCCGCGAGCGTCCGTCCCAATCGTTGTCCACGTGGCGCGACCCCAGCCTGACCTTACCCTCGGTCACAAGCTGCTTGAGGATCCTCTGGGTCTTGTTGATGCCGAGCTTGAGCATGGGCGCCAGCTCGGCCACAGTGTAGCCGTCGTCACTGGGTTGCTGGGACAGCCGCTCGACCTCCTTGAGCCACTCTTCAACTGTGATCTTCTCGGTCAACGTCAGCCTCCTTTACTCGGCCTCAGGCCGCGCGAGGTGATACGTCCTCTGTCTCACGTACACGGGGTCCTCGTCACCGGCCCGCACCAAGATCCCGCCGAACTGGGGCACGGACAGCCTGGCCCCGGCGATGCGGAAGCAGAACGGGGTCTTGGCCTGCCACCCCGGGGTGACGACCGCGATGGCGTCCCTGCTGTCGCCATGATCGGATGCCGCGAACGAGGTCTTGAATCCCCTATGGCGGTGGCTCCTCACGATCACGTCTGGGGGCGCCTCGCGGTGCTTGGCTGCCTCGACGTAGCACTCGATCAACTCCTTGTGGACCGCGGTCGACTCGTAGGCGTTGCTGCCAGTGGTACCGATGTGGTGCATGATGTTGACCAGTGCCCCACCCACCCTGAGCCATAGCTCGTGGCGGGCGTGCTGGCCTATCTCATTGGGCACGGCACCGAGGTCCGCAGCCAGGCGTTCCTCCTCAACCCCACTCTCGCCGACGTGGGCCGACGTTCCCCTGACCCAGTAGAGTCGCTCGCACTTTTCCATGCTCATGGGCACCGCCAGAATGCCCTTGGCTATGAGTGCCTGGTCCCGGAGGTTGTGGGATATCTGGGTCGTTGAGCCGTGGTGGACGCCATCGACAGCATCGCCATTCACGACCAGATCGAACGGCTCACCCCTGGTCACCTGAGGGACCCACACGTTCCAGAAGTCCAGCCACCAGGACCACACCTTGAGCTGGAGGTCACTGGGCATGTAGCGGCCGCCGTTGTCGAGTACAGCCCCCTCGGGTGGGCACAGGGCCAGCTGACAGCCCGCGTGGAGGTCGGACACGACGATGAGGTTCCTGCGGTACGCGGCCACTCAGGCCACCTCCGTCGTCTTGGCCCGCCAGCATTCCAGGTCTTCGGTCTGTAGGCACTTCGCGCACCGTGCGCACTCCGTCGAGAATGATTCAAAGTGACAGCTTCCGCATCCCTTACTTTCCATTGTGATCCTCCGGACAATTTGGGCATAGGTTGTACTTCGTTTCGAGCTTCACGAGCCTGGTGTCATTGTCCCTGTCGCGCGTCTCCAGCTTGTCGAGCCTGTCAGCGGCCTTGGACAGCATCCAGCACCCCACGGTGAACAGCATGGCGCACAGGCCGCTGATGATCCACAGGAACAGGTTGTTCTGGGACGTCATCTCGGTGATGTTGGCCACGGAGTCCGCGGCGTTGACCACGTGTGCGATGAAGAACAGATCCACCCCGGCGGCGCACCCCAGGGCCCCCCAGCGGATGAGCTTAAACCTATGCATCATAATTCCCCCTGGCTATGGCTGCGATCCTCTTGGGATCTATGATCGGCCGCGCGTGGCAGCGGCACAGAATATCTTGTCCCGGGTGGGTCCTGGTCCATCCCTGCTCCCTGGGTTTCCAGCTCTTACCGCCGTCGCCCGAGTACACCGTCGGGTCGTCCCAGCGACACAGCTTACCGTCGAGGTGGTAGTGGTCCCCGTGCTTTGAGTTGCCCTTCGGGTAGTTGCCGCTGGGATCTCCGACGACCCGCTGGTCCTTCGATGATCTCCAGACGTATGTCTCGACCCCAATGCTCGTCTGCCTCGTCTTGGTCAGGAGGCCCGTGAGCTTGCTCGTCTGGTCCCTGGCGATGATCTTGGCCCTGCGCTCTGAGACGCCGCCTATGTGCTGGATCTGGGCCATCAGGCTGCGGCCCTCGGGAAGTGGCTTTCCTGCGAAGTTGTCAGCCACTGCCCGGGCAACGTGGCCCAGGTATTCCCTGGGTACGGTCTTGATCAGGTTGGCCGCCTCCATCCCGCCGATGCTCATTGCGTCCCGCACGGCGGGGTTGTCCAGGATGACGGCTGTGTCAATGCCCATGGCATCCCTCAGGCCCCTCTCGATCCCGATTCTGGTGTCCCGATCCACGGCCAGCTTCCACGTATCGACGATATTGTCGGCTGCAATGCCATACTCAATCTCGGCCCTGCGGAGCGCGACCTCCATCTCGCGACCCAGCTCCGACGGGCTTGCGCCGTCCTTGACCATGCCCCTGAGCTTATCACCGACCGGGAGCAGAACACGCTTCCACAGGGCGGACATGCGGCGCTTGAGCTCGGTCTCGGCCTTCTTGCTGGGCTTGACCGGAAGGCCGAGCTTGGCCCTCCGCTTGGCCGCGGCCTTCTTGATGTCTTTTTCGCTGGGTATTATGAGGCTCAAGCTATCCTCGGAATTGTGTCATCTTCGGTCAGTTTACGGTTGCTATTCCGTCTCTCAGGCCCGTTGTATTCCATGCTCCCTCACAGTGAAGTTCGTACCGGCGTACCGGCTAGGATAGGTGTTACGGGGTCTGCACCCCTACGGTTGTCCATGTGTCGGTTGCCGTGCATGACTTCAACACGCCAGCCGTGGTCATATACATATCCCCAACAACACAGGTTGACGGTGCGGCCATAGGGACGAAATGGACAACACCATTTTGCTTTATTTTCATTCGTTCCGCCCTGGTCGCTGATGCATTTGGCACCGTGCGAAAGATCATATCCCCGCCCAAAGCAGTCGTTGACTGTGCCTCAGTAGCCAGCATGTAAATATCGCCGGATGCGCGGTTGGCCGGTGAGCCGGAAGTGTCCCGCGCTCCAAAGATGATATATCCTAGCCTCTCGCCCGACTTAGGCATCCCGCTAGTGCCTGCGCTGTTGCCGCCCTGGATAACTATTCCGCCGCCGCCCCCTGCCCCAAGGTCAGCGCCTACGACGCGGCTAGATATTTGAGCGGAACCAGCAGTACTTCCGAGGGATTCAATGGAGAAGAGGGGAGAGGTGCTGCCGACAGCAAACTTTGCACCTGATATTCTGGCAACTTCGGCGTTGTCTTCGGTGAAGGTGATGTAACCATCAGACGTATCGGTTACGGCTATTGAAGTGTCTCCAACAGCAATGCTCCCGCCGCCTTGATCGGTGCCACATGTGTATGTGTTGGTGGTAACGTCATATAAAAGTTTTGATGTTGTGGCGTTGTCACAGTCAGGTACTGGATGTTTTACAGTTTGCCAACCCGAAGTCGTGCCTTCTGAAATAAAGTAAGCCGTACCTGTCGCTGGTATGCGCCATGCAAGCCCTGGTGTGTCGTCTATGTAACCGTCTGCCGCAATAATATCCTGCGCAGCGCCAGAACTGTTTTTGACGGTAATGACTTTTCCTGCCGTACAGCTTGCGGGTAGTGTTGTGTCTGCTCCCGCCGCTCCACTGGTTAAAATTACGGTGGTATGTGAACAGGCAACAGTCCCGCCCGCTGCAATGCTGGCAAGACTTACAGCCCCACCATTGTTCCATAACTCGGTAACGGTTTTGGTGGTAGTGCCGTCAGTAAGTGAACCCGACATTTTGACATTACCCGTAACGTCAAGGGCTTCAGCAGGAATACCCAAGTCCGTAGGTGCACCAGCGTTTAAACCTATCTTCACTTTTCCATAAATAGCCCGTAACGTTTCCCCTAGGTTGCTTGAACCGTCCTCCTTGGCAAACACAGACCATCTCCCCCCCCTGTTGCCAGTGGTACTACCGTATAGGTTTGATGAAAACAGTGTGGCGCGAGAGGTGCCGTAACTGGATTGAATGGTTCCTAGACCCGCACCATCTACGTCTGCAAATCCGGTTTGAAACTCGATTGCCCCGCCATTGTCACCCTTCATAACCAAATAGTTACGGTTGGTGTCTTCTGAAATAACCGCAGTACCGCCAACGGTGATGCTGTTGCTGTCTATTTGTTTAAGGATACCGCCGCCAAAAGAACCGGCATTATTAATCTGATAGTCACCGTAAAATCCTGAAGGAGAACCATCACCACCACCAAAATCAGAACAGCCACTAGCAGTACATTTCTGCACCGTTCCAGTTGTCTTGTTGTAAACAATCCCAGCACTGGAATTATTTGCAAATACTAGTGCTTCCGCTTGAGTGGTAGTTACTGCGGGTGGGGAGATATAATTAAAGGTGGTATCCCCAACGTTACCGCTAATAGTGGGGTGCGTGTCACTGGCCTTGTCGTAATATCTGCCAGAGGTTGATTCCCATACCTTCAGAGGACTGGCATCAGAAAGAGTGCGTGCGTAGTTATCCAAAACCCAATAAGAAGTCCAGTTAGCGCCTACTCCCGGCTCCTTGTTGGCAGCTACAACGTGCGATTGAATGCAGCGATACCAATTACCATCACTACCCATGTACCTATCATCATAAACAATATGGCCCTTTGCCGGAGTGGTTCCGAGTATCCTATTGTCCGAAATAACTGGGTCAATTGAACTGCCATTTATTCTAAGGTTTGTTTCGTTATTGCCGTCAGCAATTAGCATGTTGTTTTTAAACATTACGCCGCTATTCCTATCATAGCCGAGCAACGACCAGTAATTATCTATATAGACATTGTTATTCATTCCGGCTTGTCCGTATGAAACAGCAGGGGCCTTTGGTTTTCTCCCATTTAGAATAAACATATTGTTTTCGGCTATTACATTGGTGGCATTATTTAGCCACATACCTTCCCGCCCATGCCCCATAACAATGTTGCCAGTCACTACAAAGTCATTACAGCCGCGCTCGACGCTCATCCCCCTGGACCCGCGAGGATACCCGGCAGGGTTAAACCGGAACTCATTGTTAAGAGTATGACCTGTTGCCGCCGCAAACTGTACCTGTAGCCAACCATCCATAGTCAACGGGGTTGCTGCTGTAATATTCTGGTTAGCACTCCATGCACCACTCCCCTTCTTCCATTGGAACGTGTTTGGTGTGCCTGTCCCGGTGATTTTTATGTAGTAGTTTTCGGCAGGATAAAATGGATAAACGCCTTTAATGGTCAGGTCGTTAAGTCCTGTACCCACTGTTTGCGTTATCGTCCACAGCATAGTGTCAGAGTAATCAAGTTGATCGACTATAATGATGTTGTTGCTCCACTTTACGTGACTAGACAGGTCGTTGTAGAGAGCGCCCATTTTGGTATTCTTAAACTGCCCTCCCACAATGTTGCCATTATGCGCCGATATGAGCGCCATAGCATCGGTCCACGACCTGTCTATAATTGGCTTTTCAATGGTGTACCCTTCGGCAAACTCTATGTGGATAGGTCTCCCCCCGGCAACGCCACTGCTCCTATTCCCCTCGTTACCGTGGGCAGTGTTTAAAAGCCCGTGCTGGTAATCTGAATATCTGTATCCCATCTCTACCATCTTCACATTTCTTGCAGTGAAGTTCTTGGCTTTTGCTGAAGAGATGCCCCAAAACGCCACACCAGAATTGTTAAAGTTTCTTGTTTCGATACTGTCAACAAGCACATCGTTTACTTTGTAAAAATGGAACACGGCCATTTCATTTGTTTCGCCCCACACATCTTTGTGGCCTAGATATTTGCCGCCACGTATTTTTATGTTATTCGTGGAATAGCCAAGGAACATAGGGCCATCCTGCGTCAAAGAGGTAGGAGTTTCAAAGGTAGCACCGTCAGCCCATAATTCGGTGTTGGCGTACAGTCTCACTCCTGCATGGAGTTCGGGAACCCATATATTAGGGTCGATATTGTAGGCGGCACCGTCATTATCAATAAGTACCGTACAGGACGGCGGGACAAACAGTATTGCTCCCTCTAACGTGCTGGCATAATCTGCGGCAGACTGCATTGCTGTCCTACTATTTTCAACCCCGGTACAGTCCACTCCATAGTCTCGTACATCAATAAAAGCCTTACGTGCATACCCCGCCGCCACCTCGTCACTCGTCGGCCTCCCCCCGCCTGCGGAAGTGTAGACACCAAATCCAGCGGAATCCTGCTTATCATCAATCTGTGACTGCTGTGCGGCATCCTTGGCGGCTTGAGCTTCCGAGTAGCCATCGAACCCCGCTATCGTTTTGTAAGTCGCTGCGGCGGTAGAAGTAGCAAGACGTGCGTTGATGTTGAAATCTTGGGCAGCGTCTATGGCCGCCTGCGCTGTACTGTAATTATCGTGAATCGCCTTGAGGTTCTTCCCCTGCTCGGCACTCAGCGCCTTCTGAGTGCCACCAGACATGAGGTCATCGACCAGCACCTGGGATGTCAGCACCCCAGCTTCGATGTCGGTCAGATACCCCTTCTGGGTCGCGTTCGGAAATCGGCCATCATCGCCGGCAGCAGCCTGGTTTGCTCCCGCGCCGAGCGTGTGATGCAGCGAGGTGGTTGCCGTGTCAGTGTCCGCTGAGTCGTGGGTACGCGACTGGGTGAAGTTTCCGGTGACGGTACTTGATGCTTGGGTGCCGGTGTGGGTGGCTCTGTCTCTGAGCTGAGTGTCTGTCGAGTTGGCCGTGGCACCGGTAGCAATGCCAGCCAGCTTGGTCTGTTCGGTGGCTGTGTAGGCCTTGTTGGTTGTTCCGTCGGGCACATCATCAGCAGTCAGTGTATCTCCGGACACGACCGTGCCGTCGGCCAGATATTTTGCGTACTGCCCCGTGGTGCCAGAGTTGACCGTGCCGGATCCGCTTCCGCCGCCTTCAATGACAAGGTCACCACTACCCAGGATACTGGTCCCGTTGATGGTCTTGATGTTGGTGCCGGAGACAAGTACATCCTGCTTGTCATCCAGAGCATCTTGGGTGGCGGTGCTGATCGGCTTGTTCACGTCAGAGGTGTTGTCCACATTGCCCAGCCCAACCTGGGTCTTGGTGAGCCCGGTCAGCTGGGATCCGTTGCCGGTCGGTGCGAGTTTTCCGTCCCATGAGGTTATCTGAGCATCGCTCACGAACCTCCGGGAGGTGTCCTGGTTTATGGTGGCAGCGGACTGAGTCCCGGTGTGGTTGCTGCGGTTGCGGTCCGACGTGTGGTAGTGGCCGGCTACGTCTCCAGCCAGAGCGTCCTGCTTGGCGGTCCAGAGGGCCTTCTGAGTTGCCGTGACCTTACCGCCAGCGGAGGATATTCGGGCTTGTGTGAAGTCTGCCACCTGGCCCACGTTGGCCGTGTTGGCGGTTGCCTGACCGACGCGCCCGGCCGGTAGCTTGTCCGTTGACCGCAGCGGACCCGTGAGCAGCGGAGTGTTGTCGAGGGTGGCGCCGATGGCCACGGTCGCGATGAATATGGGAAAGATGTACCAGAGCTTGTTCATGGGTCAGTCACCTCTCGGCGGGTAGTCCGTTGTTGAACAGGATGTCGGTTCCGTCATTGAACTGCCAGCTCGCTATGGGTATGCCTGGGGTACCGCCACGCAGTGTTATGACGAACGGCGCCAGTGAGGCGCCGACGGTGATATGAAAGGGACCGAGTGCCATGCGCACAAGCTGTCCCGGTAGCCCACTTGTAATGGGTATGACCAGCGAATCAAGCACCGCGGGTGCTCTCCGGGTCCACGCTCATCACCCCCTGGACGACGCGCTTAACCTTCTCGACATCCCCCTCCATGAGGTATATCTCCACGTCATAGACGACGTCCCTGTTCCTGGGGAATACGGCAGTCTGAGCCGCAGTGAGCAGAGGCTGAATGATCCCGGCTGCGGCACTGACGTCAAACGCGAAGCTGGCCAGAGCTGTTGGGGAGCTATATGAGGACCGCACCTTGCCCCTTACGCCATAGTTGGTCAGATCGAACGGGGTGTGGTCATCATTCTCAAGGTGCAGCGGCGGGAACACGGTCTCGTCGACCGTGGTGCCCTGATCAATGATGAGGTCAAGGATCACGGCCACGGCTAATGCACCATCACGCGGAGCTTGTTGGGGTCAGCAGTGGAGGTCGATGCATTGGTGAAGGTCAGCGTGGAGATGTTGCGGAAGATGTAGATGTCCCGCTCCGCCCCGGCGCCCACGAGCCAGTCGTTCCCGGTCCCGTTGAGGTACACCGAGGTCGCCTTGCTCGGGTTGACGGTTACGACCGGCATTCCCCTGACCGAGACCTTCTGGCGCTTGGTCACGTTGTACAGTGAGAAGGACTTGGGAGCATAGTCGGCGGCCAGAGTAGCTGTGGCAAGGGTCAGGATAGTGAGCAGCAATGACAGACGGAGGAACTTGTTCATATAAACTCCTTTAGATCCCGTAGTCGACCTCGTACCACAGGAAGCGAATGAGTGCATCTGGGGCGGTAGTACCCGCGAGGCGGAACAGATATTTAGCCCCGGGGAGGAGGACTTGCTCATCTTCAGAGCGCAGCGAGCCGGCTCCGTTGGGTGATGCCCCGGTCAGCATCCTGTCGATGATGTCAGTCCCCGTGGCTGTGACAGTCGGGGTGTGGCTGATCCCCGTGAGGGCCACGTTGGCCGAATTGTGGTTGCTGTTTACCGCGGCCAGGGGGTTGGCCGTAGCCACGGCGGTCGGCTGGCGGTATACGGTCATCACCACCTTGCCGGCGCTGATCAGATCCCAGAACATGTGGACGACCTTACCGACGGGTGTCTCGACCAGATAATCACGCGTGGTGATCCCGGTCGCGTAGTCCGTGGCCACGAAGTGAACGCCGTTGTGGATGTGCCTGTGTGAGGTATCCATGGCGATCTGGTTCTTCGACTTCTCGTCGTACGTAAGGGCATTTCCGTGCACATCGGTCAGAACGGTGCTCAGCATCAATTGCCTCCGTACGGCGCCGTGGTATCACCGTTGGCCAGCCAGCCCTTGAACTGGTCGATGCTCAGCTGGTACATTCCACCCAGGCGCCGATGGGCCATTCCATCACTGAAGCCTGACAGGTATAGGTTCCTGGCCTCGTGGGCCTCGTGGCACCCCAGGATGCACTTGTGCTCGTCAAAGATTCCGGTCTCGCAGTCAACCTGGTTCACTATAAAGACGAATGGGCTCTCGTCGTACTCTCCCACATACACGTCGACGTGATCCCCATCTGCCCCAGTGGTCCGCTTGACGTAGCCGTAGTGGGCGGGCAGGACAGACTCCCATATCTTGAGCGTCTTCGGATCTCTGCCCCTGCGGATCGAGCCCTTGGGATTCTCGATGGCAATGTCGAGCCCGTGGAGCCTGATGTGGTGCTTACGGTAGTTGCCCGCAGCGATCTGGCTGTCGGTGGGGTCGCCGTGGTGAGATAGCTCCAGAGCGTTCTCGATCTTGCTGAGCTTCTGGTAGTATTCCTCGTCCTCGGCCAGGTGATCCAGAACGATCCTCGTCAGCTGGAGGTCATCGTTCGGCTCAGTATCCTGTGCTACCGAGGATCGGTGCTCTTGCTCTGCCTTCCAGCCAAGCTCAAAGTCGATCAGACCAACCGTGTCGGGGTCAGCACCCGCGGCTCTGATCAGCTCGTCAAAGTCGACCAGGTGATGCATATTCTCAATGGCTAACTGCTTATGCGGGGTGCCAGTCATCCTCTGAGTGGTGTCCCATATTCTGAGCACGTCACCCTTCTTGCCACGGCTCTTTGCCCAGGTGCGGAGCTGATCGAGAGAATCAAAATATTCTGTGTACCCAGCCACCTGAGCCATGTACCGCTTGCCTGGGTTTCCGTCCCTGGTGAATGAGCCCACTGAAACCGGATTCGTGTTCATCAGCTTTGCAATCTCAGCCTGTGCATCCACCTGGTCAGCTTCGAGCTTGTCTTGCTCATCCCGAGCCGCCTGGAGCAGCGCGAGGTCCTCGACGTCCAGCTTCACCGAGAGGATGCCGCGGGAGTTGATCTCCTCGACGGCCTTGTCATCGCCCATGAGCGCGGCCTCGACCAGCTTCAGAACATAGTCGATGGTCTTGCCGGCCCTGTCGGCCTGCTCGGTGGCTGTCTCGTTCCACAGTGGGGGCCACTCAACCTCAAGCTTGTCGCGCTCCTGGTTCCACGTAGGGATCTCGGCGTAACCGATCACGTCGATCAGGCGGATCAGCTGGGGGGTGATGTGCTCCGTCTGCATCGAGTCAATTGAGTTGTAGTAGTTTTCCAGATCACTGTCACCAGTGGCGTTCAGCCCCCCGGGTGCCTGGCCCAGGAACCGAGTCGCCGGGATGTCGGACGCGGCCGACAGGACCTGGAGGTAGGTGATCAAAAGTTCGGGGACGGAGCCAAACGAGGCGGAGTGCTGGGATATCTGGACCTTGTCGCCATCAACGATGGCAGCCCTGAAGGCGGACAGCTGGTTCACCATCTGCTGGATCTTGGCCAGGTTCTTCTGCCCCGGGACTGCTCCGCTGATGTCCTGGAGGTCCTGGATGGCCGCGATGATGGCGCCGTTGATCTGGATGAGCTGATACGCGGCCTGACGGGTGCCGCACGCCATGATCACGTCGTCCCAGAGGCAGCCGAGCACCGACGGTCCGAAGCCCGCGAGGTTGGCCCGGTACTGGGTAAGGGCGAAGTCGTTGGGGTCGAAGAGCGGGTCACCATCCCAGAGCAGACAGCGACTGACGTGGACCTCGACATTGTTTATGAAGAACGAGTCGGGCCGCATGTAATTCTCGGACAGCGGGTTCGTGTCCCAATGCATGCGGCTGATGCGTGATACGGGGATGGAGTTGATGAAGCGGAGCTTGGCCTTTTCGGACTTGGGGCTGTACTTCTTCGACGGCTCGTCCTCGTCCGACTCAAGGCCCATGAACGTGAGACACCCGCCAAGCAGGCGCTCCAGCTTGAGGCTGCGCTTGAGGATCGGGATCAGCTGAAGACGGTCGAACCTCCGCTTGATGTGGCTCGCTGATGCCTCGCTGATGCCCTTGAGCGTGAAGGGCTTGCGGAGGGCATCGTCCACTGGGATGTTGACGATCTTGCGGGCCTCCCAGGAGGTCATGTACATGATGACGTATTGTCGCCAACGTTCGATTGGGTTGGTAAAAGTTTCCGGGTTCTGATTGTACCAGGGAACTGAGCTTGCCGCAGTGCGGTCACCTGATCCACCCTGCCCCTGGCCGGTGACCTGCATGTTCTTGACCCTGGTCGAAGTGCGCGCCCGCTGGGTGGGAGTTGCCGGAGCTGCTGATTTACTTCGTGGGGCCATCCCGCCTCCAAAAGAATAGAGGGATGCAGTGCACTGAGCACCGACGTCCCTCTTCCTGGATTCCTAGATAAGTTTTAGTTTGACAGTCTACATTGTAAACTGACTCGCTGAAAAAGTAAACAAGTTTTAGCCACTTTCAGCGCATCCTCCAAAAATAATCTCTGAGCCTCTAGCTCCTGGGCCTCGGTCATGCACCCGCAGCACCCCTCACACAGATCCGAATCCAGGTATCCGGGGCAAGTTACCGACATCACTTGGCCTTGATCGCATCGGTGCTGGCGCCGGTGATGCCCACCACAATCGTGCCGAACACCTGCTCAAGGAACCCGGGCCTGCCCCTGTTGTCGACCTTGATCTGCACCGCCTCGTCCTTGTACTCCATGAGCCCATCGCTCTGGCACATGACGCTGTACGTCTTGCCGTCGGGTCCGATGACCTTTGACTCGCGGGCTCCGAGGGTGACACATCCGCTGATGAGCGGGATCAGTAGGAGTAGGTATCTCATTCCGGCACCGGTCCCTGTCCTCCACCCCTCTGCTGCCAGATGAGCAGCGCCAGGGTGGCCGCGTTGGTGGCGAGGCCCTCAATCTCGGTGATGGCCGACACCGGGCCCTCGGGCGCGAACACCCGGCCGGCCGACAGATGGACCGAGGCCTGCTTGGCCCGGTACTCGGGGTCGAGTACGAGCTTATCCTCCGGCGATGGCTGCCCCGTGTTGCTGCGCGATGCTGACGGACCGACCCACTCCCGCGCGGGAATGCTACGTCCACGTAGCGTACGCAGGAAGGTCTGGCCAACAGCCTTGGCTTCGAGCCACAGCTCGGTGGAGGGCTTGATGCTGAGTATAGCGCGGGAGTGCTCGGACCAGCGGGCCTCGATAAAGTCGAGGATCTCGGTCATCTCTCCGAAGGCCGAGTGCTCCTCCAGCAGATACATGCCCTGTGCGGCCCTCATGCCCCAGAGCTGATACGATGCCCCGAACTCTGCAGCACCCTCGCTGACCTCCTCGATGGTGACCACGGCCATCTTCAAGGTGACCAGCATCTCCAGTGCCGAGCGGTTGGTCCAGCGGCGCCACGACGACGGCTTGAGCTTCACCTTGCCGCGGATCAGCGGGGCTAGAGCATACCGCACGGCGTCCCAGCAGTGGTTGTTCTTGTCCTCCACCTGGGGCAGGACCTCCTGGGTATTCTTATCGACCTTGTAGCTCCAGAGCCTGGCCTCGGTGTGGGTGTTGACGCATCGGGGGTGGATGACGATCTGCTTGAACTCCTGGCGGAGGTACAGGATCCCATCCTCCACGGAGCCCGGCCACTTCTCCCCACTGACCATCAGGGGGTGGCCATGCCGGCGGCAGTAACTGATTGTTTCTGGGCGAGCCGAATCAGCGCGATTGACGTGCTTGGCTGCGTCTGGGATCGAATTTAGGACTTCGGGTAGGTTATCCGTCTCGGTGTGGAACTCATACACCTCATGCTCGATGTAGAGCACCTGATCGTGGATCCAGCACTTGACCTCGGCGGTCGGGTCCGCTGCGAAGCCCCAGTCAGTTCCGAAGTACGGCCCGTCCCATCCCGGCTGCGGCTCGAAGTGCTCGACGACGTACTTGCCGCGGAGGATCTGGGCGGCGCTCTGCTTCCTGGGCTTCCCTCCCCAGATGTGCTCGGCGCCATCGGGGTCGGTCGCGTACAGGTGGTCCTTCTGCCTGCGGAGGTTGTCCGGGAACCAGGGGTTGTCCTGCCAGTTGATGGGGACGACGATGGCCCCCGGGGGAGGCCTGAAGGTGGGGGCGGGATGCTCGCCGCCGACAAAGTACTGATAGATAAAGTCCGTCTCGTCGGCGGGGTTGAAGCTGATCCAGATCTCGGGGTCAACCCAGCGTCCGCCGTCCTCAAGTTCCTGGGGGGTGAACTCGGTGCCCTTGGGCCAGAACTGGGGTGGCAGGAGCCAGGGGGTGCGGATCGTGGGCTCAAGGTACTCCCAGCTCGTCTTGCTGACGTTCTCGGCCTCCTCAATCCAGCAATGTGTGAGTCCCTCCTTCGATTTTATCTCATGGGCATTGGAGTGGAGGCCGCCGAAGATGAAGAAGGTGCCCGTGTAGGTGTTCAGCACCATGTTGTCGGTGACCCGATAGTACCACTCAAGGCTGAGCCGCTCGATCTGGTCCCTGAGGATCTGATGCACGGACTCCTTGATCGACTTCTGGTACTCACGAGTGCACAGGCAGCGGATCGTGGTCGCAGCACCGAGGATGAGGAGGGCCCTGGCGATGCTCCAGCTCTTGGCCGAGCCGCGACCGCCGTACGGTACCTTGTACGGGGCTGGCTGAAACAGGAACTGGAGCTTCTTGGGGAATTGGACCCGGGGGTTGCTCATTCTCCGGCGGACTCCACAAACTCGACGCCGATGCCGAAGCTGATGGGTCCGCCCTCCTCGCCTGTGACTTCGAGGGCCCGACGCTTCGGATGAAGGTACTCGGATACCTCTTTGTGGAGGGTGGCCCTGGTCTTCTCGCTAATCGGCTGGAGCACGGGCTGTCCTGTGGCAACATCGACGGCCGGGGCGTTGGTCGACGGGTCCCATACCTCAAACCCGCCGCGCTTGGCCGCGAGTGCCATTGCCTGGACTGGGTCCCAGTCCTCCCCACACGCTTCCTGTACCAGCCTGCGGATCTCATCTGTTTTCTTGTTCGGGGTGCCTTTTGATCGGCCGCCGAATCTCTGTCCTGGTTTGGCTCCTGGTTTCATAGTAAAAACAATTATAAACTAGGATAGTGTGAGATGTAAAGCGGTACGTGGATCCTGGACAGCCTCTTATATAAGCTGAAATTATTGTTCAAAATTTAAAAAATGCTGAAAAATATGCCCTACCTATTTAGAGATACCCAGTTATTTCACAACTTATATAGTAATCACAGGTATATAATCACAGATAATACGATAATACTGAATATCCTAAGAATTGTTTTTCAAAATTTAAAAAATAGAAAACAATCCTACTATATATAGGGCGTATACAACCAGACAGAATTTCGTTTACTTTTGCCTTAAAATTTTATATTATTTTATATAAATTTTAAACGGAGGTACACAGTCAATGGGCCGTAAGATGCGCCGAGAGATTGGTGACGATAACTACATGGGCATCAATCTCAATCTGGACAGCAAGAGAAAGTTGGACGAGATGCTGGATGCTACCGGTCATACGATAAGTTTCTTCATCGAGTTGTGCATCGACGTGATGTACGATTCGAAGCCGTGGCCAGAATTTATACCAGCTGACGATCTCGACCAGTTTACCGAGCTTATTCGCCGCAAGAAAGAACCGCTGCGCCTCTGGTGCTTCAAGAATGATACCACGCTCGCGATGGTGTACTACATCTTCCGGCGCCAGAAGAATGGACGCATTGCCGGTGGGGGTCTGGCGGCAACCGAGGCCCGCAGGGTGCGGATGCTCATCGAGAAGGAGTTGGGGTATGAGCTTCAGCCCGGCCCGCTCCCGGACAAGTGGGCTGAAGCCCGAGCAGAGGAAGCTGAGAGGGAGAAACAACGAGGATGACCAGGGGCATCAAGAAAGATCTGAGATTGGTGAGGGCCAGAATCCGGCGTGAAATAAGCGGGCTGGCATCTGGGCACACCGGACCGGGGCCAAACTACAGCGGTGGCTTGTCAAGTGAGGGGTATGTCGGCGGATACAACGATGCAGTAACTGATGTCCTTCTGGCACTAAACAACGTGAAGCCCAGGGACAGATATGGTTTCTGGGTGGATTTTGAGGAGAAGTGATGACTGACGGCCTCTACAGAGTCTGCCTGGGAGCCTGTGCGCCGGCTTCGTAATCAAGGATGGCAAGCTCGCCCAGTGCGCCCCGATCCTGCGCAAGCGGTTCACGTACTTCTCCCGCCTGGCGGTGCGGATCAGCAATTAACTGTATCCAACCAACCCAATTATGTATGTAAAAATGCCGGCTCTGTATGTAACAGGACCGGCATTTTCGCCCAAACCTAACCCAGGACCCGCGGTCACTTCTCAGCGATCATCCTCCTGGGGGCAGTTTTGGCCAACCGAGAGCTTTTTCATCCATTCTCCCCCTCTCGCCGGATGGCGGCTTCCACATCGGCCAACGTATCTGATACGCCCCTGTTGTACGGAGCCAACGGTGACGCCAGGTGGCCCATCGTTTTATACATGACGCTGATGCACAGCTCCCTAGTATCCTTCTCCACCGTGGAAAGGGCGGCTAGGAGGTCTGCAATAAGGTTTACACTGGTTTTAACGCGATGACTGTTCTGGCCTAGTTCGCTGGTTAATTTCATGTTTTCTACCCATACCCTCGCCCTCTCCCGCAACTCGCTCATATTGTCGGTCATGGTGCCTCCTGTCTGATTTTCTTCCACAGCCATATAGCGGGATAAAAGTAATCCCACAGACAACTTTTCCAAAGAGGCAATATTTTGTTACCAAAAGATGTTCGGCTTGGTTGCTGTATCCACTCTGTAAATTTCACTCTTTCCCCTCCCTTCCGATCATCTCGCCGATAGCGGCGGTGATGGCAAGTGCTACGGTTGGGTATCTGCGATCAATCCCGAACACCCTACAACGTCCTGAATCAGTGAGTATGAATTCGTACCCTTGAAGACACCGTTCGTAAATCAACATGAAGTCAAAGCCCTTATTCTCCAACTCCGGCAGCAGGGTGATTGCGGCAGCGTCGGACCCTTGAAAGTCGGGCACCTCCTGCTCTGTCGCACAGTCGGGAGAAGTGCCGATGAGCGCGGTATTCCCTTGCCAAATATTTTCCCACCCCAAAAACTCTGCAATCATCCTATTCGTTTCCATCCCCATCCCTCCTTTACCGGGCGCGCCGGTTGGGTTGCGTTATATGGAGTGCTATGATCTTCTATTCCACTTATCAGCCAGGATAGGTTTTGCATCCTCCATCAGC